ACAGAAAGAAGTTCTGTTCCTCGTCAGAATCCTCGCGGACGAACGGTTCCCGTCCAGGTCACCGTTTAGGCACATCAATGAGGGTCCGGTTGACACCGTCGCCGGCATGACCCTCAACACCGACGCCTCATCGCACATCATGTTGGTCATCCGGCTCGCAGAGCTAGGCGACGTAGGTGCGTTGGACTTGCTCAACGAAATCGCCACCAACACCGATCCTGAGCGCCAGGGTGACGCCAAGTTGGCGCAAAGGGTCCAAACCGCTTTGCGTGCATCACAAACCGTCGACCAAACCGTGTATGACCCCCGGCCCGCCGCCGCCCCACCGGCTCCTGCGGCACCGCCCCCGGCCCCTAAGCCGGTGCGACCCGCAGGGACACGCTGGAGGCTGTAATGGCTGCCGTACCCCCGGCCATCCAGAACGCTTTGGGTGTTCGGACGTGGGGTGACCTTCGGGCCATGATCCACTCCGGTGGACCCGCTATCAGTTCACTGTTGGTGGGCTGGAACATCGTTGATGACAACAAGGCCACGTTGATCGCCGGCCTGCTCGTCGCGTTGGCTTCACCGCTGGCTGCTTACCCCGAAGCTGAAAATAATTTTCGTAAATGGCTTTATGGGGTCGTGGCTGCGGTTCAGGCTGTGCTGATCGGTGTGGTGGGTGTTGTTGATTCACCGTGGGTTGATCTGCTGGGGTCCGCGTTGGCGATCCTGGGTGGGATGGTGGCGAGTGCGAATACCACTACCTCAACTGGGGTTATTGCGGTAAATAGTCGCGCACCAGACCATTCTGGTAATTCGGTTGTTCCGGTGGTTACGGAACAGCCTCATTCCCTGAACACAGGTGGGTGGCGTGGGCTATGACCATGCAAATAAAAACCCTGCTCGCCAGCGCGGTTGGCTTGGTGTGGTTCGGGTCTTACATCCTCAAAGGGATTAAACCGGAGATTGATTTGGGTTTGGCCCCTGATGCTCTGATGACAACGGTGGCCGGTTGGTGGTTCAACGAAGCCCGCAAGGAGGGCAATTGAAGCCGAAGAATGACGTGATGACGTTGATATTCCTCATCATTGGGCTACTGGCGGCAGCCGATCTGGTGTTCGTGCAACTGCGGCAGCAGGCCAACGAGGACAACGCACGGGAGAAGCTGAACTGTGTGGTTGAGGTTGTTGAGGCTGCCAGGGCGAACGTCAGCTATAACAACCAGCGCGATCTGGCGTTGCGCTCGTTTGTCCAGTCCGGTAACGGTGCTGAGTTGCGGGTGGTTTTGTCCACACCCCCTCCCCCGTTCCCTCAGTGTGAGATCGCGTGGGAGAAGTGATGCACCGTAACGATGTGGAACTGCCGCCTCGCTGGTGGTCAGGGTTTCAGCGTTCACCGGAACACCGTCACAGGTGGGATCACGGTGACTGCTGCGGAGAAGACGGTTTGGTTGTGCAGATGTGTTTCGAGGGGATGCCGTCAGGTGTCCGGTTTCGGGGCGGCTGGATCAACCACCACCACACAAGTGTGACCGTAGGAACTGAAGTGGAACGTAAATACACATGGCGGCGTTGACCGTCATCTAACGGAAGGGGCGGGGAGTGACAGTCGAACTACTCCCCGCTCCCCCGCACGTCACTGGCCCTAGTTGGCGTAAAACCGTTGAGGGTTCCTGGTATCTGCCCGAGAAAACCCTTGGCTGGGGTGTGCTGAACTGGTGGGCTAGTTACGTTAAGACCCCCGGCGGTGAACATGCGGGTGAGGCGTTCATGCCCACTTTGGAGCAGGCCCGGTGGGTGTTGTGGTGGTACGCGGTCGATAACAAGGGCCGGTACTGCTACCGCAACGGTGTGCTGCGCCGACTGAAGGGTTGGGGTAAGGACCCGTTGGCTGCTGCGTTGGCTTTGGTGGAGCTTTGTGGCCCTGTGGCTTTCGCAGGTTTTGACCTCAAGGGTGAACCTTTGGGTAAGGCCCGTCACGCCGCCTGGGTGCAGATCGTTGCCGTGTCCCAGGAGCAGACGAAGAACACCATGTCGCTGTTCCCGGTGATGGTTTCCGCGAAGCTCAAAGAGGATTACAACCTAGAGGTCAACAAGACGATCATCTACTCCGAGATAGGTGGCCGCATCGAGTCGGTTACTTCGTCCCCGCATTCGATGGAGGGCAACCGTCCCACCCTGGTGATCCGTAACGAGACTCAGTGGTGGGTGGAAGCTGTTCAGGGGCACCAGCTTGCAGGTGTCATTGAGGGTAACGTCACGAAGATTCAGGGTGCCCGCACCTTGTCGATCTGTAACGCCCACATCCCCGGTGAGGACTCCGTTGCCGAGCGTGACTATGACGCTTGGCAGGCTGTCCAGTCGGGTCAGGCTGTGGACGTTGGCACCTTGTATGACGCTTTGGAGGCACCGGCTGACACCCCGGTGTCGGAGATTCCTTCCGAGAAGGAAGACCCCGAGGGTTATCTGGCTGGGGTTCAGAAGTTGCGTGAGGGCATTCTGATTGCCCGTGGGGATTCTGTGTGGCTTCCTGTGGATGCCATTGTGGAGTCCGTTCTGGATGTGAAGAACCCTGTCACTGAGTCGCGCCGCAAGTTTTTGAATCAGGTCAACGCATCTGAGGACAGTTGGATCGCCCCGTATGAGTGGGATGCGGTTGCTGTGCCCGAGGCCGCGTTGTCGAAGGGCGACAAGATCACGTTGGGGTTCGACGGGTCTAAGAGCAATGACTGGACTGCTTTGGTTGCGTGCCGGGTTGAGGACGGTTGCTTGTTTCTCATTAAGGCGTGGAACCCGGCGAAGTACCCGAATGAGCAGGTTCCGCGTGAGGATGTGGATGCCACGGTTCGTTCGTGTTTCGAGCGATTCGATGTTGTTGCTTTCCGCGCCGACGTTAAAGAGTTTGAGGCGTATGTGGATCAGTGGTCTAGGGATTTCAAGAAGCGCATGAAGGTTAACGCTTCCCCGGCTTCCCCTATCGCTTTCGATATGCGGGGGAATCAGAAGCGGTTCGCGTTGGATTGCGAGCGGTTCTTAGACAGTGTGTTGGAGCAGGAGTTGTCTCACAACGGTGATGTGACGTTGCGGCAGCATGTCCTTCATGCCCGCCGGCACCCCACAATTTATGACGCGGTGAGTATCAGGAAAGCCTCGAAGGATTCATCGAAAAAGATTGACGCGGCTGTGTGCGCCGTGTTGGCGTTCGGTGCTCGTCAAGATTTCCTGATGAGCAAGAGAAATAGGAGTAGACGAGTGGCGGTGATTAGCTAGTGGCTGCTGTAGATGTCGATAAGACCCGCGACGAGATGCTCAACCTGTTTGAAGAGCGTCAGGCTGGTTTGAAGGACGCGAAGGCGTATTACGACGCGGAGCGCCGGCCGGACGCTATTGGTATCGCGGTTCCCCCTGAGATGCGGAATTTGCTCGCACATGTTGGTTATCCCCGCCTGTACATTGACTCCATTGCGGAGCGCCAGGAGGTCGAGGGTTTCCGCATGGGCGGGAACGATTCCGCTGATGACGAGTTGTGGGATTGGTGGAAAGCCAACAACCTGGATATCGAAGCGACGTTGGGTCACACGGATGCGTTGATCTACGGGACCTCGTACATCACGGTGGCTGCCCCGGACCCGTCTGTGGATTTGAACGTGGACCCGAATGTGCCGATGATTCGGGTGGAACCACCTACCGCTCTGACAGCGGTGATCGACACCCGCACTAAAGATGTCACCCAGGCGATCCGCGCTATCTATGACGAGGATCAGACTGAGGTCATTGCCTGCACTTTGTATTTGCCTGATCAGACTGTGCAGTGGATCAGGGAGCAGGGGTCTTGGAAGGTTCTGACGCGGGTGGCGCACGGCATGATGATGGTGCCGGTGATCCCCTTGGCGAACCGCACTAGGTTGTCCGATTTGTATGGCAGCAGCGAGATTACGCCTGAGCTACGCAGCGTGACTGATGCCGCCGCCCGCATTTTGATGGACATGCAGGGGACGGCTGAGTTAATGGCGATCCCGCAAAGGTTGATTTTCGGTGTGAAACCGGAGGACCTGGGTATTGACCCTGAGACTGGGGAGAAACTTTAT